TCGTAGACAAATAATCCCCGATTTAGAAAATGCGTTTTCAAATGCAAAGCTAGGCGTTTCGGCTGCCCGTGTAGGTACTGCTGCGCAATCGGCTATTTTAGATCGCACGGAAAAAGGTAAATTTCTTGGTGGTACGCTATCAAATAACGGCTATTCGACTAATCCTATATCAGCCTGGAAAATAGGAGATGTTACGTATTTAAAAAACGGCTCGATTAATGTTAAAGCTGCTCGGATCGGGCCGGTTAAGTTTGCATCTAATGATATCCGATTTGGTAAAAAAGGCGCTGTGATTTTAGGAGGCTACAAAGCATTTAGAAAAGCATCTGGAAGGGAATCTAATAAAGTTACTTTGCTTTTGTCTGGAGCCATGTTAAATAGTCTAAATTTTGCTTACACAATCGCTCGTAACGTGGCGAAAATAGTTATAGCTGTTACTCCAGATCAAATGAATAAAGCGTTTTTTACAAATAAAAATCGTGAATGGTTAGGGCTGAGTAACCCCGAACTTGATAAAATTGAACGTGATTTATCCAACGATATCGAGCGTAGTTTGAGGGATTAGCGTTGTTTTGTGCGCTTTGGGTGAGTTATTCCACATATACAGGCGTTAAGTATATTCTTTCACAGTCGTTTTTACTTATACCACATTCCCAAGCACCACAAACTTCATACCCATCATTATCAAACTTTGCTACCATTAGTAGTTCATTGTTTGCTGATACCCATAAATGCTGACCTATTTTTACATCTTCAAATTTCATAATTATCTAATTTAAAAGAGCATAACACGGTATATAAAAAATTTCGCTTTGCTCCACATTTCATATACTATTCGTTATGTGCCAATTAAAGGGCACTGACACACACGCATTAATTCAATTAATTCTGATTTCTCATTAAGTGTTGTTAAGTGATTTTCGGTAGAGTTTATATAAACTTGCCAATCTCCGTAATGATGATTTTCTAATATTGAAATTTCTGAAAAGTGATCAACTTGCTGTTCTAGTGTCATATCTCCAACAACTTGTGGACAAGGAGAAATTAATATGTCGCAGTCGTAGCCATCAATTTTGAAATAAACTCTAAATTGTTTCCAACGATTATCAAACCATCTTTCTGCTTTAGAAAATCCTTTTGAAATAAGAAAATCGGCACATAACAAGCGGTTAGCGTCATTGCCTTTTTCGTGGTTAATTGTAATTTTGTTTTCCATATCAAATTTATTTTAAAGTTAAAGTTTTGTGTTTCAAAGTCTGCAACGAACGCCAATCGCCCATCCGTTGCGCATCCCACATGTCGTGGTCATGATCATAGCCCGACCCGATATTCAGCCGAAAGACTCCAGTAGACTTCTGATGTATATTCAGCATCATATTCGACTAAAGGCAGTACCTTTTTAAGTTCTAGCTCAACGTATTGAGCGAGTTCTATTTCCTGCCCACATGGCCACAATTCATAGCTGTGTTGGTATTCAGTTCCCAACCCATGGTCGAAGCTTTCATCCACTTTAACCGTTTTTGTGCCGGTATGTTCGTTTACTTTCTGCGCTATGTTATTTAGCGCCTCATATATTTGGTCAGTCATTATCTTTTCCATTTTGTGTTTAAAAAAAAGGGCGCTACTCAATGAACTAAGCAACGCCCCAACCCTAGACTAAACTAATTTAATTAAGCTTAAATTTTGTTGTATAGAAACAAGTAAAGCAGCGCCAGTCATTACACAAGGCTTTGACGCAAAGAATAAACCATCATCATACAATCCGTCTTTGTTTATTTCTGTGATTGGGTTTGGGCTAGTGTGATACATTGTATTTGCGGTTGTGTTTGTGTTTCTTAATTCTCTTAAATATACAACCTTTTATATTGGTTGTCAAGTGTAAAGTAAAACTATTTTAAACTATTTTCACTCACATCATTTAATAACGCAAATTCACCGAAATAATGCAAAGCAGCTTTATTATACGCTATCGCTGCATCTAGCTCAGCTGCGAACATGCCTAAATTTATAGTTTTTTTATTAAACTTTATAGATGCTTCAAAAGCTTTTACCCTATTATTACGTCTTTTGCAAACCCCTTTGTACTTGCTAGACCCACCTTTTCGGATTTTTTGATTTCGTATATTTTCTGCATTAGTGCATAGCCTTAGATTGCTTTTTCTATTGTCCAAGGTGTCGTGGTTTATGTGGTCAATATGCACTTTCCTATCTTCTACGCCCATTATAAATCGGTGCATGGAGATTCTTTTTTGGATTTGCTTACCGTCTTTCATGCCGATATGTTGCTTTCGCTCCGCATATCCAGGATATTTACCATTCTTATTATAACACCACTTAAACTGGTTTACCCGATCGAAGTCGTCCGCATCTACTATTGCGAATTTGCCTTGTGTTAGTTCGATTTTATTCATTTTCGGTTAGTTTTTGGCCTTTTATATGATATTACTTCATAATCTAAGCCATCTACCCAATCTTGACATTCACTCACATCATTTAATAACGCAAATTCACCGAAATAATGCAATGCTGCTTTATTATACGCTATCGCTGCCTCTCGCTCAGTTGCGAAATAGCCTAGATAGATATTTTTGTAGTTAAACGTTATCTGTGCGGTAAAAGGCTTTACCCTATTATCACGGCGTTTGTAAACCCCTTTGCACTTGCTAGACCCACCTTTTTGGATTTTTCTATTTCTCATGTTTTCTACATGGGTGCATAGCCTTAGATTGCTTTTTCTGTTATCTAATGTATCGTGGTTTATGTGGTCAACCTGCACTTTGCTATCTTCTACGCCTATAATAAATCGGTGCATATATATGTTTTTTCTTATTCGCTTACCGTCTTTATAGCCGATATGTTGCTTTCGATGCGCATATCCAGTTCCACGCTTATTATATTGCCACTTAAATTCATTTACCCGATCGAAGTCGTCAGCATCTACTATTGCTGATTTGCCTAGTGTTAGTTCGATTTTATTCATTTTCGGTTAGTTTGTTTTGTGTTGTAAAGTATAATAGTAAATTAATTCAAATAAAAAAACTTATTCCCAATCTTTATCAAACGGCACTAACTGATGCCTGCAATTGTACCCACCCCCGTACACCGTTGGCGGTTGTGGCCCCGTATCATTTGTGATCATTTCCCAGTACTCCCAACTTCGAATATCGTTAACGTGCTCAGCGCAAAAAGAACGTGTAAGATTATCCATTGGGCCATAATATTTAGCCGTCTCAATTCCGCTTTTTTTACCCTGCTCTTTTCGAATTGTGCGATCTATTGCGAATAAAGACGTATTAGCTACCGTACCAGCGTATTTGGGTAGTATGCCACTTTTGCTAATCAAGTCGCTTTTAAGCTGGGCGAAACTTACGGATTCATTATCAAATACGGTGTTTCGATAATTTAACAATGTGCGAGATAATTCAATTTCTTGTGCTTCCGTGCCTCTTCTTACAGAGTCCATCACATAGCCTAGTTGCTCTAAAACGGCTGGTATGACTCGTGCATCGTCGCCAATTTTTAAGTTATCTAAGTCTAATTTATTCCATACTACATCTGCCGTATTGATTCTTTTATTAATAATGTCAATCAAGTCTGGAGTAAGCTTAGTAATGCCAGCTTGATCAAAGTAAAACGGTAAGTTATTTACCATGTCATCCATCCGATTCGCATTAGCAAAAACTGGTTTAATCCGCTTACCATCTGAACTCATTTGCATCTGTGATAGCTCAGCTATTAGCGACCGACTAAATGCCCGTTTAAATTTGTGATTGCGCTCTAATATCTGAGCAAACCAGCGATCCATATTTTTTGAATCGGCTGCTAAGGCTTTATCTAACCTCTCTGTAAATTCACTCATATCATTACGCCTTGCTCATAGATTTGGTCTGTTAATGATTCGAGACCTGAAGTTGTTATCTCTGGTCTGAATAGCTGCGTGTTTGTAGCATATCGAATTGAATCAATGCCATGATTCCATTTATCAATTGGTTTATTAAGTGCCTGCCCATTCCGATCTTTTGCCCACGTGTACGAGCTAAACTCTTCGACTAATTCTTTAGAGCTTCTTAGTACATTTATTTTATAGCGTTTGAGCTGGTCAATTCCATTCATTACGCTATCTTTACCCTTTTCAGCACCTTCTAAAAAGAACCCGAAGCGATTCAATTCTTCTATACTCTTTGGCTCAGCTGAGTCTGCTATAATCTTTTGCGATCCATTTATATTCAATTCCCTTAGCTTCTTTGCTATGTCGCTATTCGTTAAGCCCGTTTCATATATTAATTGCCTAGTGTATAATTCGCCACTAAATAAAGCGGTTTCAGTTAGTACGGTTGGATCATTTGTATAGCCAAAATCTAAACCAAAAACTTTCCATTTAGGATACTTCGGAAATTCGTCGACCTCTTCAAATTCAGGAAATATTAAGCCTTCTAAGCGCCCTAGCTCGCCTAATCCGTACACTTTCCATCTATATTCGTTTGCCGTCTTTCTTGCTATATTTTGCGGTGTTGGCTCGTAGCCTAGGATTGACTTTAAGATAGTCGGATGAATAAAATCGTTATCTCTGTAAGTCGAGTTAAACCAATCTACATCATCTCGCCCCTTTAGCGTTTCATGCGCCCAGAAAGAAGCTGAGGGATTAAAATCAATAATACTTTTAACATTTGTTCTTATTCTTAATTGCTCAAATACATTCTTAGATATGCCGTTGGCTTCGTTTAAAAAACAGTAATCTCTTTTACCATTCTTTGCGTCCTGCTCATCTGCATAAGAAGTGAACTCAATAATGCTGCCCGTTTTAAAATAGTATATGTAGTCGGATTTGTTAAATCGGTCGATCTGTTGACTAAAAAAAGACGTTGAATCAACTACATTTTTTGCATCTCTAATAGCGCCTTTTTTTAAATTAGGTAAATCTGAGCCGACGACGGTAATAACTTTGTTTCGCTGCGTTGAAGCAATAGTAAATAGCCCTTGTATGATGCTATACGTTTTTGAGCTACTGGAACCACCTTCATGAACTACAATAGATTTGAGGCTATCTAATGTAGCTTTATATAGCCAGTTAACATCCATTATTTTTTAATTTGTGGGGCATTTACAACTGTTACAATAAATTCAGTTTCAATATCCGTTTTAATCTCGCTACGTTCAGGCGCATTTAGCCCTAGAAGCTTGTTAATTTCTTTCTGCACCTCTCTACACTCTTTTAGGTCAGGTCGTGGACTAGCGGTCATATTTAAGCGGTACAATTCAGTAAGTCTGGCATAAGCTAATAGCGTTTCGTTTCTTTTTGATTCGTCTGAGATGTAAGCCAGCGTGCTGAATATTTTTTCAAATTCCTCATTTACTTTTGGAAGTGGGATATTCCAGCTTTCCGAAACTTCATTGATAACATCGTCTGCAAAGTCTTTAGTTTGCGATAATTCAGACATAATTCGGGCTTTGATAGTACTTCTATCGTCT